CCCATCGCTTGTGATGGCCCCATTAGCCTGCAGGACGCCAGCACCAGAGACGGTGACGCCCGTGCTGCCATAGCCACCGCCTATCTTAACCGAGCCATCGTCGTCTATCTTGAGGACTTCGGTTTCATCATACTGCTGGAAAATAATGTCCTTGGCATCGACCAAAGGCTTAATAACCACATCGGAGGACGAGTTGCTGATTCGTAACAGGTTGGTGCCACCGTCTGCGTAGACGATGCCCTCCGTAGCCGTGTCAGAGTCCAGCGTAATCGAATCGACGGTGTCCAAGGTAATCGCGCCTGAGTCGCTCGTAGCGTCTGTGGTGGCGATGGAGTAGACCCCAGCCGAGCTTACGGCGTGGGTCACATACTCACCCGCATCGTACTTGAGGATTAAGGGGGCGGTGGTGTCGGTGACGGTGATGGCGGCCGAGAACGTGGACGCCTGAGGCACGGTTATACCGCCTCCATCCGCTATCGTGATAGCGTTGTCGCCGTCGGTGTAGCCTATGCCGGTCGTCTGCACCTCGCCTGGCACGTTGATGCCAGCGGCTGCATCCAGGATAGTCATATTAGTCGCATCACCGTTGTCGGTGAAGACCAGGTTCTTGCCGTCGGTAGCCAGTTTGACCGTAACCTGACCGGAAGAGCTTTCGGTAAATCGCAGCACCTCCGTTCCAGCGTCTTTGAAGATATGGATACCTGTATGAGCATCCATCGTCAGGTTGCCGCCACTGTCAATAATGATCGGGTTAGCTGCTACAGTAAGCCCAGTAGTACCATCATGAGTCAGCGTCGCATCGCTACCGTCACCCAATGCCAGGACTGCTGAATCCGAGTTGAGAGTCACATCATCAGAAACTGTCAAGTCCCCAGTCACTGCGACTCTTGCAACGCCCGGTTCCGTAGTTCCTGCTGCCAAGAACTGAGTCATAGTGCCGCCGACAAGAGCTCTTATTCTAAACTCAGAGTCTTCAGCCGTGGCAGAAGCATCTGTTAGAACCCAATCTAGGTTTGCTAAATCAGTAGCTCCCCCACCATCATCATCTGCATAGAAGACAAGCCTTCCACCGTCATTATCCGCCGCAGTTCCACTAGAGGGATTAAGACCAAATTCCGCAACCTCAACTATTCCTGCAGCTGCAGCGTTAGTCGATTCAAAGACCTTCTTTCCAGTCATGGTCTGGGCAGTGGACTTGCCCATTATACCATCGGTGCTGGTTAAATCTACATTTGCCTCATCTATATTAGTAGATTCTAAGAAGGTAAGTACATTGTTTATCCAGTCTCTTACCTGCTCAGCATCCATCTCATCGCCAGGATCTGGCAGAGGAGTTGTTGGACGAGTTACCGTTGCCATACTATCATCTCCCTAACAAATTGTTACAGAGTTTTAACCCTCTAAAGGTATATACTCGACTATATATCCTACTATACTAGCAGGATTTGAGGAAGTCCACTCTGGAGCTATAGTCTCACATATTCTATTAACAAAAGTACTTGCCCTTCTACTCTCTGCCCCTGGCCATAGCTTTCCAGTATTCCAAGTAACACCAGTATCCCAAGAGTACTCAGCGCCTGCATTAAACGAGTCTAGGACAGTTGACCCCTTTCCTTGATCTATATATACTCTAAGCTCTACATCACTGGCTTGCTTCCGTTTATTATATATAGTTTGAACATTAAGTACGTGCTTGACCTTCCCTGGTAACCCTAGATCATTAGGGGACATCTTTATTCGCCAAGAATACCCAGTTCCATCATCTGTAATATAGGTACTTTTATTCCCCTTATACACATAACCGTTAACACTTCCAAACCAGTCCAACTCTTCTGAATCAATAGTTACGCTTCTCGCATAATTCATAGGGTTAGTTATCAAGTCAAACCATATATCCCCAGTCTCCCAATCCCACACCATTACATAGTCATGACCAGAAGTATTACCAGAGCTAGATACCAGAACCCTTACTTGATGATCATTCTCCCTCACAAAAAGATGAGCATACTGCATCCTATCCTGGTTAAGACTAAACCAACCATTCTTAGATCCAAGATCATCTAAGTTAACAATACGAAAGTTAAGATCAGGAGTAATAATAAATAGCCCCTCACGAGCTACCCCAGCCACAAACTCAGGACGAACCGCAAGACTCTTAGATATCGGCGTAAATCCACGCCTGGGCTCTCCCAGCTGATAATCTAAATGCCCAAGCTGATCATACACTATAGCCCCAGGATAAAGGCCATCCTCCTTGAATATCAGCGCCATTCCCCAAGCATCACAAGCCGCTACAATCTTAGGCCCTCCATCATAGATCTCATATCTGTTTTTAGCTATCCAAGTTCCTATATCCACCTCAAATGTTTCTCTGTTAATATCACACCAGCGAATTCGAGTAGGATAATAAGTCCCTCCCTCAGTAGTTCCCCAGGCCAGCATAAGATTCTTATGAGTAAAGATTCCCTGACACTTAGTCCAAGGCATTCCAGTAAGGTCAGTAGTGTTCGAGCTAGTGGAGCCAGTCCAAGTACGAACTTGGTCCACAGCATTGTTCATTACTAGCTTATTTTTAATAAAGACAAACTCAAAGCGATCCTCATTACCACCAGTAAAGTTAGTTCCAGTAATTTCACTTCTAGAAGCCGCACCTCCAGGAGCTGAGTAAGCTTCATTATCAGTAATAACTACCTGCCTAGTAGTTCCATCAGCAAATGTCCCCTGCCACATTCCAGAGGCCATCTCACCTCCAGGTAGTATCGTGGAACTATACTTAACATATCCAAATCTAGTCTTTGCTATACCTTCCTCCGAGATATTAACATTAGTAAGAACCTCACAGTAATCAGGAGTCAAGTTTGGATTAGGATATTTCCATCTTGATTTCTGTCCTTTAATCAGGAATGTACCTGAGGTTACAGCTTCTGGCGCAACTCTAAAAACTTCAGTCATTAGCTAACTAGTCCTATATCTACACCTGCAATATAAGGAGCCAAAGGCCTATTTCTAACTCCAGCTCTATTCTGAACATTGCCAAAGACATACAAGGACGCCGGCTGAGAGTTCTTATCCCCAGTAAACTCCGCCATCCTGGACTCGAAAGTTGCTCGGTGCCTATCAGCAACACCCACCTTTCCAAGGGTTGGTAGAAGATCCTGTGTAACTCCCCATATCAAAAGGTCATGAAAGTCCTGGTCAAACTCAGGCCAGTCTGTGTCATTCACAAGAGGAGGCTTTCGCATCTCGCAGCGAATAGTATAAGTAATAGCTGCGGCAGGAATGGGATCGAACTCAATCCACTGATAATCTGGAGAGTCCCACCAGACAGGAATCACAGAGATAACATTATCGTCATCGTCTGTAACAGTAACATTTCCAGTAAAGGTAGAACCAGCAGCTGGAACCTTAGTTATTCTCTCAATTCCTAAAGTCGAATCCCAACTAGTAGCTGTATCAACAGAAGCTGTCCCACTTAGCGCCTTCTCCTCTGTGACCAAAACTCCGCTAGTATTAAACCCAGTGAATCTTAACTTAAAACTACTTCCTGAGTCAGCTGTACTATCACTATAATATTTTAAGACCCCATCACTATTAGGATACTTCTGAACCCCTCTAGCTCCATATGGATAAGCGCTGGAGGGAGTAGTGCTCTCCGTGGCCCCTGGATTCCTCTTGTCAAACCCTCTAGCAGTATCCATATAGACAAACCGCGGAGTCGTTGGATCTTCTATATTCAGAACTTTCCTTACATAAAGCGGAAGTCCGTACTTACTAATATCAGCGACCGAAGTAAGCGAGAACTCGCGATGCTCGTGAGGGACTTTCCCGCTGTCAAGAACCCTTCGATACGCGAAGTTTACCTGGTTCTTAACAAGAGCTTCAAATACACCTCCCCTAGACTGTCCAGAGTAAGCGAGAACATCAGTTATGATCTCTCGAAAGGTGGACATACTACTTCTCCTTTTTGGCTCCCTTAGCCGCGTCGATTACTTGCTCCATAGATGGAGTTCCTTCCTTCTCCTCGTTCTGCTTGAAGAAAGATAGCATTTGACCAAACAACTCAGACTGTTGCTCACTACCAGCCTGGTACATCTCCTTAAAGGCCTCATACATATCAGCCTGGCTAGAAGCTCTCTTCTGATCTTCGCTACGAGCCAAGTTCGCGCGAGCCTCCGGACCGTTAGTAATAAATGCGTCTCTAACCCGAAAGTTCCATTGCTGATAAAGAGGAACACTTTCTCCAGTCTGATCTGTGTAAGCATCCACTTCAACATCACTCATTGGAGGTCTTCCAGGAAGAATGCCTACCAAGCCGTCCATAGTTCCCACCAAAGTAGTATAAATACCATCATCTATTTGTAGCCCTCGAGGCTCTCCATTTGCATTTGCCAGCAGCCTTTCCCTTCTATTACCCCCACCGACATCAGCCGTGACCTGGTGTATCCACTCCCCATCTGGCTGAAAGTCTGCCACCAGGTTGTTAGTGCTAATATACTTGGTCATCACGACTTCACTCTTCTGATCAACAGTCAGTTGAAGAGGAACACCCTTTTCATAGTCCTTGTTCTCAACCTCAACTTCCCTCTCGAAATCTAATAAAACTGGCATAGCCCTGTTCTCCCTTTAGAGTTTTTAGATACTAAAACCTGCAATGTTCACTTGACAATCTGAGGTGCTACTTGAGATAACAGCGTTAACTGCATTTCCTGGGGTACAAGCCCAAAGACCACTTTGAGAGGTCTCAGAAGCCGAATGTTTAGCGGTTGAATAGCCTATAGATAAATCCTGAGCAGCTCCTGTCTCTCCATCTGTAGCTGTAACAGACGCGTAAACAACTCCTAAGGTAAAGAAAAGAGGCACAGAAAAACTTCTCCCAACTGTAGCATTAGCAGTGGCTGGAATCACATAATTCCTAGCAGTTGCACTACCACCATTAGCAACCAAGTTCACATCCCCCGTAGCGGCTGCATCAAAAAGCAGAAGAAACGCATCTGCTGCTGTAACATTGTGTATATCTATAGAGTTTATTAATGTGTCTCCAGCTCTAAGAAGAACTTTCGTCCCAGCTGCATCATCGTCAAAATGTAAGAATGAAAAAGGTGGAGACAGTGACCATTCTCCTATAACAGTACTCCCATCCTTTAACTGAAGAGTAGCATCTTTGTCCGAGTGCCCAGAGATATGAGTAACAACATGGGACACTCCACTTGCAGCTGCATGAGTAGCAGTTGCACCAGACCCAGTGCCCGCGGTGGTCTCACTCCATGCTTTATTAAGATCAATCTGTGTTGCCATCTCTATACTCCCACTATGTTTAACATCTCGTTAATTCTATGCTCATAGGTATGAGCGCTTCTTACAAGTTCGTGTCCTGCTTTTGCTATCTTCTCTCGATCCATAGGATATTTTAAGTAATTTTTAATATTATCTATACACTCTACATCACTTTCATAACCAACAAAGTGCTTGCCTTCCTCAAATCCCAACTCTTTCCACCCCTGAACATCTCTATTAGTAACTAAGCAAGATCCATGACTCATAGTCTCAAAGAATCTCATATTCAGATCATCTAATATAGATATATTTAAAGACATTCTAGCTTTAGCTACTCTTATAGATGTATCTAAAAAGAACTTACCCACAGATAGATGACTATTAGGAATGGCTTTAAATACTCTATCTAAGAATTCTAATCTATTATTCCCTTTGCCATCAGGAGTTCCTTGCTGCAAAAATCCTACAAATATCACATCCCATTCTCTTTCGGGAATCTTATCTATAACATCACTAGTACAAAGCTCAGCACCTGTAACATCCAACTCTGCAGAACAAGCTAAAGGAAGCCAATGAGTATTAGCTATTCCATCAAACTTCATTTTCTCTACTGCAGACTTTTGAGCTACAAAAACTGTATCAAAATGTCTTGCCCAGTTAAGTCTAGTATTGTAGCCAAGATGAGTATCTATTAAATAAGCGACGTTAGGTTTAGGAGGTAGCCAGCTAATATCATCTCTTCCATCATCTATAAAGATATTAATGTTATGCTTTTGTATAGGTACATGAGTATTAATATTTTCTGGACGATTATACCTCTTCATCCCAGCTTCACTATATCCCATACGATGTAGCTTTTCTATAAAGCGCCTACTAGTACCATTATGTCTTATCTCTGCGTTATAAAACATTCCAATAGAAGGCTTAGTCATCAGATGGCTCCCCTAGTAAAACAGGCTCATACTTATTCCATCCTACGTTGAAGGATCTCCACCAAGAGTTAACTCCATGCTTTTTAATTAACTCATTTATAATTATTTCTTGATGGTCATCAGAATCCCAAAAGCCTTCATGCACTCTCTTTCCAGTTCTTTGACCAAGATGATGGATATAAGCAGTCCTATCACAGACTAGCCTCATTCCCTTATTAAGGAACCTTATAGATAAATCTACATCATCTCCTCCAGTAAGATTCTCATCTAGACCTCCTATATCTCTTAATAATTCAGTCTTAGTAGCTAAACAAAAACCCACTAAGATTGTAGTATCTAAAGTATAAGGAAGATCTGTTTCATATAAGCTCTGCACTCCAGAAGCAAAGTTTGAGCAAGGCGCTACAGCTGCTACAGTAGGATCATTAAAGTGCCTAAGTAGTATATCCCAAAACATAGGCAGCCCAGGAATAAAAAGTACATCATCATTTAGCATACAGAAATACTCTGTATCAGCCATAGCTAATGCACTGTTAATCCCTCCCATCCAACCTACATTTTCTACTTTATGGACAACTTCTAAATGACCTAATCCATCTTGAGCAACTAAAGTATCTATAATATCTTTAGTATTAGGATCGTTATTTATAACTATTACTCTAGCATCTACTTGAGTATTTAAAGTAAGAGTATATAAACATCTCCATAAGTCGCGGTCATTATTATAAGTTGGGATAGCTATAGTTATATCTTTTTTCATGCCAACCCCAATTCTTTATCCACAACTATACCATTACCACTTATGACCAAATCTTGCCCAAAAACTTCCTTGTAAGAATCCATATTATGACTTACGTTATACCAGTAACTTTCTTCATTTGCCCATCTTGGAGCATGTTCTTTATGAAGAGTTTTAACCCTGGTATCTACATATCTTTCTACGTTATACTCGCTGCAACGATAGCAAAAGAACCAATCTTCTCCACACCCAGTACTAGAAAACCAAGGTTTAGGTATCTCATTAAACACTGCCATGTCATATAAGACAACTCCTCCTCCTATAGCCAGCTCTCCTCCCACCTCATTGTTGCCAACTAACCTATCCTTAGGATAGTCAAATACAACATCGCTGCCTTCTATAACAGTGGCATTATTTCCTTGGTCCCATCCCTTTCTAATCCTATATATAACAGGATGAATAGGATGTCTAGCGGTGAAAGCTAATGCTCCGACTACAGGCTTTTTATTTCTCCATAGATTTAGAAATGCGGAGTGCTTAAATTGCATATCTGCATCCCACCAAAATAGATAATCCGCTCCCCATTCTTTAGCGCTATCTACTATCATTTCCCTAGCTTTGCCGACTAAACTAGTCCTAGAGTAATTACAAATCATTATATCCAAGCGTCCTAGCTTTTCCCAATCCTCTTCTGTAGGATTTCCAGAACCATCATTTTCTGGACTCTCATCTAAAGGAGGCAAGGACTCTTGTATCTCCATAAACTTAGAGTGCCCCAAAACATCCCTCAAAACTGTTCTTTCTCTCAGTGCTCCATAATACATCATCTGATCAAAGTATAAAGGGAATGTGTTATCGTCTGGCCCAATATACCAGGGAAGCCCTATTACTAGTTTCAACTTTTGTCCCTTTTCATTATAACGTCCGAAAATAGCTCGGACAAAGTTCTATAATTTATCAGCCCTGTTTTTACCTTAAAGAATGAGAACATACTACCGTGTTCTACCATACGCATAGCATGACCCAAGTGGTGCCTCTTAACTTCTTGTGGTCCGTCACTCCACAAAATTCTTCCACAAGAACACTCTAATAAAACATGGTTGTTCTCATGGTCAGGAACTACAGGCCCTAACCAAATAAGAAATTTAGGAAGGTTTGTTTCTCTCCTTCCACGACGCGCCGAATCTTTGTCCATTAACATCTTCCAGCCCCCTTTTTATTTGTAGGAGAGGGTCCCCCGCAAAAGACCCTCTCCCACATCTCCATAACAATATGTTACGGAGTTTTACATACTACATGCACCGAAGGAATGCGTGATTACCTATTCCCCCAGCCCCAGTAGTGGCAGTAACAATAGTGTCCAATGCAATAACTGGACCCCAGTACCCAGTAATGTTAGCACCTCCAGCAGAGTCAAAGCCAA